CCACAAGTCAGCAACCCCAATGAAATAATCTTAAACTCAGTGAGGTATCCGACCATCGGACAGATTCTACGTTATCCTACTTCAACCTTTGCCCAGAAACAAGTTGTGGGTTCTTATGACATTGGCAGCATGGAAAAGATTGACTCTTACCAAGTAGGTTTGAGTCCGGCTTATTGCGGCATCGAGTCGGCTATTCTTAAATTGGAACGCGCCGAGGGGCGGAGTTGGTTCTCGACCTGCATAACCGACGTTGATGGCTACATGACTCTGCCCAGACTGGCAACCTCAATCACTGTGCCTACGTGGTTATCGTTTGTAGACGCAGGTTTAGAGATTTGGACAGACCTGAATACTTTAACAAATTGGTCTTGGTACGAATCTAATGCTGCTTTTGTTCTTACAAGAGAAAATATTGCCTTTGATACTGGTGCCTACTCTGCTAAGGTTACTGATAATACTGGTCTAGCTGCTGGTCAATGGACGGCTATTTACACAAGTGCTGCTAACTGGTCTAATAATTTTAGAGGGTTGAGTGTTACATGCACCGTAAGGGTTTATAATACAGACGTAACTAAAGCCGCAGCAGCGGTAAAAATAGATGATGGAATTTCCAATACTGAAGTTACGTCTACAACTTCTGGAGCATGGGAAACACTAACATGCACGCGAATACTGAATGCTGCCGCTACAAAATGTGAAGTAGCGATGATTTTGAGGAAGGTAACAAGTAGCACCTCTTCTTGTTATTTTGACTCCTTGAGCTTCCCAACTACTGGGACTCTTACCAAGGGCGTTAACTTCAATGGTTCCCAGTATTGGGCATACGGCGGCATGTTGATGAAACTAAACGCCGGGAGAACCGCTTATACCTTTGTCGCGGCTTTTCCTTGGGATATAACCGACTTGATTCCTTCGTTGAACTCCTGTTTGTATATTTTCTTTGGAGACTCATACCAATATCGCTACATGAGTACGGCAGAAGCAATCACAGCGACCACAACGGCAACAGCAGCCGGGGGTCTTAGCGCTTGGATTGGGCTGCAATGGGACAACAAGCTCTGGAAGATGGCGACTACCGGAACCTGGTACTACACCGTAACCCCGAACTCTGCCACGCCGACCTGGACAGCCGGGGGCAGCATAACCGATATCGCTGCCCAGATTGAACGGCTGTTTGTTGGCTATGATGCCGATGGCAACAGCGTCATGTACTGCGCCACTAACAGTATTCTTAGGGTCTACGATAGCACCAATGCTCTCTGGCAAGACACAGAAGTTCGCCTGCCCAACCACCCCAACGGGGGCAAGGGTGCCGCCTATTGGAACGGGGGACATTATCTTAGTTATGGGCTTGAGGTCAAAGCTTACTTCCCAGCCGATGCTCGGTGTATTGACGTAGGTCTCAACCAAGACGACGGGATTCCATTGGAGTACAACGGGGAAATTACAGCTTTCGGGGCAGACGCTAGTTCCAACGTATTGTTCATGCTTGTTGACGCTTCTCAAATTTCTGGAATTGCAAAGTCTAGTCTGTGGGCATATGATGGGCGAGGCTATAAATGCTGGTGGGTTGACTCTGCCAACGATGGAGCCATGCATCATGTCTTTGTAAGTTCCGCGTCGTCCGCCTATGGGGTCTACTGGGACGTTGGTGGGCTTATTTACTACATTGACCTGCCCAGAGGAACCTCAAACCCCACAATGGGTTCCACTTTAATCCTGCAAGATGAGTACAATACAGGAGACGATAACGCTACTAGTCTAATTGCTGCGTTTTCATCCAATTCGTATTTGTGTCAATCCTTTACTCCTGCATCTAGTCACACATTAACCAAAGTAAGACTGAAGTTATTAAAGACGGGTTCTCCTGGAACCGTAACGGTCGGAGTATATGCTTCATCTGGAGATTTACCTACGGGGGCAGCTTTATGCTCAGGGAATTTGGATGGCAATAATTTAACGACTAGCACTACAGGCGAATGGTACTTTATAAACATGACGGGCGGGGCAGCCTTAACTGCTTCGACAAAATATGTTATAAAGGTCACTATTAGTGCTACTAGCGGTTATCTTAACACGTTGCAATGGCGGATAAAGCAAGCAGCATCTTATGCAGGCGGTTATGTAACTAATTTCTTTAATGGTTCCGCCATTCCTTATGTTGGCTTCGATGCTATGTTTGAGGAATATTCTGGAATAGATTCATATTACTTCAATTCTTCGGGACAATGCTTTACCCCATCTTTGTCTCTTGGGTGGACGGTTGGTAATAAGATTATTATGCAACTTCGATGCCTTGTTGGAGGCGACGTGTCTTCTAATGAAACAGTAACTATATTCTACAGGTTAAATTCCAGTTTCCACGATTTGACAAATGGGTGGATTCAGTTGGGTTCTACTATAACTTCATCGGGGGAAACCACTCTGGTATTTCCTGATTCCACGACTCCTTCAGGTATAACATGCAACTCAATTCAATTCCGAATAGACTTGGCGCGAGGGGCTACTTCGACCCTAACCCCAATAGTTATCTATTTGTGCCTGGATTACTATAAAGTCATTCCTAGATTCTGGGGGTGGGACATGACACTTGACTTAACCAAGCTGCCGGACTACCACGATAAAACCCCGGCGCAGTTAATCGAAGAGCTTATCACAGCGTATGAAACGGAGACCCTAGTAACCTTTGTTTGGAAAGATGAGACCAAATATGTCCGGGTTGAAAACGTAGAAATAAGCCATGACACTGGGGACATTCCTATAGGGCAGGCTAAATTAATTTTAACGGAGGTCAGACGTGCCTAATGGTTCAGAAGTCAACGAGAAACTGGAGTTCAAGGAACGGATAGGCAAAATGTCCGACCGGGAACTTGCCGAAGATACCGCCGAGAGAACCTATGACCTCGCGGTTCGCCTGATTTCTTTAGAAACTTGCGTCGATACTAGCCAAACCAAACTAAAACAGACCGGGGCTACCTCTGGCGGGATAGCGGGCACTATTGCTGCTGCCGTTGCCGCGTTTATCTATTGGTTAATTACGGAGGCACATTAGTGCTGCCGCTACGAAACGGAGACCTTATCGGGGTTGCCCCGTCCGGGTGGCTGGCAACAACTATCTGCAAAATCTTGAAGGCGAAGACTTTTCATTGGGCGGTGGTCATCGGGCGGGACTCCGGGGGCTATATCTTGTCTGAGAGTCTCGGCAAGGGCACGGCAGTTACCCGGCTGCGGTATGCCCATTACTATGCCTATCGAGTTAGGGGATGCCCAGCGCCGACGACCGGGTTCCTACTTGGGGTTCACGCCGACAACGGAGACCTAGAGTATGACATGCAGGTCAATTACCTAACCGGGGCATGGTTCTTACTTAAGCACTACTTGAAAATTGTTATCCCGATTGTCAAGAACCACACCTTCAATTGCCAAGAGTGGGCGGTTTTCTTGACCTTACAGTGGGCGAGAAGCATTATTCCGAGGGACGATTATCCTTACTGTATCAACCTGGAACAATCACCCCAGCTTGAATTTTTGGGGGAGCATCGGGAAACAACCCCGTAGAATCGAAATCTATGCCCCTTGAGTTTGGGGCGGGTCATTTAACACATAACAAAAAGGGCAGGATTTTTTTCCTGCCCTTTATTTTTGCCTTTTGAACTTCTTGAGCTATGTCGAAGTCTTCTCCAGTTTTTCTTTGAGATTATCAGGGTCGATATACTTCAGGTGTACAAACTCGCGCCCTAAGACCGACTCCGGCACCGCTAGTTCCGGGAACTTGTGTATCGCCACAATCCACCGGGTCTTAACCGGGCTTATTCGGCGTAACCATTTAGGTATCAATCGACCCCATTTCAGGTACATCGTTTGCTTCAAGTGTTGCCCCCAGTCGATTGGAACTTCGGCGATGGTCTCTTCCTGGGTTGCTAGGGTCAGGATAAGCCGGACTGCTCTCTGCATCATGTAGTCGTAAGCTAAATCTTGAATCGCTAGTCTTTCAGGGGCAAGTATAATCCCAAAATCATCCAAGGCTATTTGAGACACAAGACGTTGCATCTTGAAGACAAACTCTTCAGATTGAATTATTTCATCGAGTTTTGTTTTCTCGTTCATATTCTGCCCAGGCTAGGAGACAGGGGCGTTAGCCATCCCAATATCCCCTAGCCTTACCTCCTAAATTAAAGTGAGTAATGTGATTCCGCAATAGACACAGAAATTAGCCCCCAGGCGATTCGTCTGCCCACAGTATTTGCATACAGGCGGGACTGGTTTTACAGTCAGTTTAGTCCCGCAGGATGAACAGAACTTAGCCTCGTCGGTTAGTTCCGTCATGTTACACTTAGGGCAGTAGTTCTTGCTTTCGGTTCCGATTATTGTGTCAAGCATTTAGTTCTCCCATTCAGGTTATCTTCTCGTCCATGTTTGTATCCATGTATAAAAGCGTCCTTGTAGATAAGTTCGAGCCAAGTGACCACCCACGCCCAATGTTCATAGGCGAGAGATTCACCAGACATCAGCTTATTGACCGCTACAAATTTACTTGATTTCATTTACTCCTTTTTATTTCGTGCTAGTTATCCGGTATAAACGTCAAAGTTCCCGTTTCTGTAAATACGGGTTCCTCGTTGTATGCAATAGGTATGCTGTGGCTATAAGGGAACTCTTCACTTTGTAACCCATGCAGCCCTTGTTCTTTAAGTGCTTTTAATATTGTATCTGCGCCAGCTTCAAACACCAAGTAAATGTCAGAATATTCTCCGCCCCCATGAGTTAAATCCATGCATTTATAAAATTTATCATTTTCCCAGCTTTTTGGTCTCCACATATTTACTCCTTTAATCCTCCCTGTAACTATCCGGTGAACGATATAAACTATAAGATTCGTCCTCTTCTTCAAAGCAATCAGGGCAATTATCTTTATCCTGTTGACAATCTCTACACCATTGGTCGTCTAAATCATAATCCATAAGTTACTCCTTTTGAATTTGAGGGGAGGTGTCTATTCCACCGCCAAATTAGTTCGCCTGCTGCCAGTAATGAACTGGTTTAACGTATCTGATTTAGTTGTCGCCATAGGTTTATAGGCTTTTCCTCCGCCTATTTTCCCCCACAAACTTTTTAATCTTCATTGCCGGTAGGTCTGGGCAGAGGTAGCAAACGCGGAGCTATTTCTCGCTCGTCTCCACGAATCTTCATACATAAATCCTCGGCGGCATGAACAACCTGGTTGAGAAATCCGGGGAAGAATACGTCGAGTCCGTAACAGTTGAACACACCCATAAGCTGCCCAACTTTGCGCTTAAATTCCCCGATGTACTCTTGATATAGTTCATCCTCCAGCCAAGGAAATATGTATTCGTGTTCCTCTTCTTTAATGATTCCTGCCATACAGCTTGCCCCCATAAAGAAACGTCCCGCCAATAATGGGGATTTGCTCCACCCAGAATCTATTGCCATTGAAATGCACTAAACTGAATCCCTGTGTCCAGTTCGGATTGGAAATCCAGTCCGGGTTAAGAGAGCAAAGGCACCCGCCTTCCCACCATGCCCAGGTTCCGAAGCGGTCTCGCTTGTAGTAGGAACCCGCCCGGTGGCAGTGACCCGCAATACCGCAGCCCCCATGTTTTTCCATAAGGCGCTTAGCAGTAAAGCCGGAATGGATACTGGTTATATCCCCATGTAGAATCAAGAACGTATTGTTGACGATGATGCCTTGCTCGAAGTCCACGAGTTTGATGCCCCGGTCAGAGAGACCGAACAAGGAATCGAGGGTCAGGCACCGAAGAGACGATAGGGCAGAGGCTTTAGTCCACAGAAATCGCTGAAGCCTACGCTCATGTGTCCCGGTAATGAACCATCGCTCTGCCTTGGGCATGAGTTTCTTGTGGCGGTCGAACATCTTGGTTACTGTATCGACTTCCTTCTGCATCGTGGCGATACGCGTCGGGTCTTTCTCGTATTCGGAAATCTGGTAGAAGTCGAATATGTCTCCGTTGTACACTAGCACGTCGGGCTGGGTCTCCGCTAAAAAACCCTCGACTGCCTGAAGAACCTCCGGGTCTTGGAACGGAATGTGCGTGTCGCTGATTACAGCATAGGTTACCGCTTTGCTCTCGGTGCTTATATGTATTGGGGTCGTATCCGGCGGAGTCTCCACGGGTTCTAGGGCAGCCTTAACTGCCCGGTCTGGAGCCGGGGTCTTGTCGTCGGAGCGCCAATGCCGGGCGGTGTCATAAGAAACCCCATACTCCTTTGCCAGAGCCAGTTTGCCCTGATGGTCTGCTGCGTCCCAGCGGATTATAAAATTTGCATCTTTCTTTTTTGACAATTAAACTCTCCTACTTTTCTGCATAGACTCCAACCAAGTCCTGCCCGTACTAGCTTCAACCGGGAATTTAACCCCATTTACTTCTGTAATTGTAGGCAGATATTCTTGGAGCCAGTGAGCATATTCTATAGCATCCTTTTCAGGAATTTCAAACAAAAGTTCATCATGTACTTGTAGCAACATCGGCGCTTTATGCTTATAATGTAATTCAAGCATAGCTCTCTTGACTATCTCAGCAGCACAATTTTGCATCGGATAAGTCTTGGCTTCTTTTTCTCCATCCTGTCTAGTTTTCCATTCATCAGAATAGAGCGAATCAATCCGATGTTTTCTACCGAAGTAACCTGTAATATGCCCGGTACTCTTTGCAATTTCAACGGTTTCGTCTTGGAACCGTTTGATTGCCGGATATCTTTTCATATAGGCATCATAGTGACGCTTCGCTTGGTCAATTGGAATGTGATACTCACGGCTCATGCCCCAAGCTCCTCCACCATTTTGTATTAGAAAGTTAATATGTTTCGCTGTATCCCGGTCTATTCCCAAATCATCCGCAGTTACTTGATGAACGTCACTTTTAGTAAAGGCTTCCATTAAATGTTCATCTTTTGCCAAAGAAGCCAGCGCCCCAAATTCAATTAACTTCCAATCTACTCTAACGATAGTAAAACCTTCTTTAGCAATGAATAAATCACGCAACTTATTGGGTTTGTCTTCTCTATCCTTAGTAACATTTTGCAAATTAGGTTTGGCAGCACTTAATCTTCCTGTAGCTGTAGAAGTTTGCTTAAACTCACAGTGAATCCTACTTTCTAAGTCTAAACGATTAACATAGTTTCCAATGTAAGTTCCGCGTTCCTGATAAAAGTCCTTATATTCTACAATACGTTTAACGATTGGGTCATCAATGCCTTCCAACGCTTCTTTAGTAACAGAAGGTTGACCTGTTGGTGTTTTGTATTTAATTGGATAACCAAGAGTCTCATAAACAAACTTAGATACATCTTTAGTAGCATAAGGATTTATAGGAAGTTCTTTTTTAAGCTCGTCTAGATGTAAGTCTATCTCTTCAGCATAGGTCTTAATGAAGTTGCTGTCTACCTTGATACCGCGGTCTTCCATTGCCATAAGTACATCGAGCAGGGGCATGTCTATGTCCCAGAAATGCTGGGGCAGTTCCGGTTTCCACTTCTCGTACAGCAGATAAGTAGCTACTGAGTCGGCGGCGTTGTATTCAGGCTGGAGTTCGGGTTTATCCTTAACTTCGTCCCAGGTTATCATTCTCATGCCCAAATGTCTCCGGGCAAGATACTTCAAACCGAGACCGCCAACCAGATTGTCCCCCGACTTCCCAGTGTCACGCGGCTCCTGTCTTCCAAGTCCGAGGCAATAAGCCATAATCATTGAATCAAGCACATTCTCCGGCTTGGGAAGATTCATGCCCGCCTTCTTGAGTTCTCGAAGGTCATACTTGGCGTTTTGCATGATAACTTGCCCGTTGAATTGCAGGTCTTTATCTGCACCATAGAAGGGTTGAACGACCAGCTCACCCTCCGGGTTACGATAAGCTACTGACCACTGCCCTATGCCTCCCTTGTTATCCGTTTCAGTATCAAGGGCAAGCAGTTGATTGAAGAACCGAGGTTTCTCGTTGACGACGGTGTAGCTTGCATCGACCCGGTTAGGTCTATGCTCCCAATCATCAAGAAGGACAGCCCATAAACGAGGCTGGTGCAGGGAAGCCGCCGGGTGATAATTCGACCATATTGTAACCGGGAACTCTTGGTCGTCTAGCTTCAAGTTGTAGTCAAATTCTGTACCGTGCATTTGAGTTACACCATATTCTGAAAATAAACTGAGAGGCGTGGAGCCAAGGGTCACGATAATCTCTGGGTGAACAATCTTTAGCTCTTCCTTGAGGAACGGGTAACATGCCAGCCTCTCGGCTTTTCTTGGAGCGCGGAACTTGCCGCTTACTTTAGGGGGTCGGCACTTGCAGACATTGGTGATATAACAGTCCCGTGAGTCTATCTTGGCAAGCTCTAGCAACTGATTAAGCCGCTTGCCGCTGGCTCCTACGAATGGTACACCCGCCCTATCCTCCGAAGAAGCCGGAGCCTCACCGAGGACAAAATACTTTCTGCCCTCCCCAATTCCAGGTACAGGTTGCGTCGCGGATTGCCTTAAAGAACAGCGAGTGCACATGGATATCTGTTTGGCTAGTTCATCTAGTTTTTCTTGCACTAGCTATTCCTTTCAATCGCCGGGAAACTCACCTGTATCTTTGAACCCTCTTTAAGGGGGTCTTTTCTGGTTAGGGGACTCTTTTTGTTGTCTATATTAGACACGGCTATACTCCAAACAATTTCGCAGTCGGGGCAGCGCCACTCGCCGGGAAACTCGCGACTCATTTCTTGAACGCAGATGGGGCAGAACTGGATATAATCTGTAATGTTAACCATAATCCAACTCCTATAACCCCAGCATAGCAAGAATATCATCATAGCTGGGATTGTCAAACTCCATGCCCTCGATTTCGCGCCATCGAGAATCACTGATACGGGCAGTTGTGACCACCCGCATCCTGCCCTCGACCTTAGTGGTCTTTTTTGTAAGCCACATAACCACATCAGCTTCTCCGGGTATGATTTTGCAGCCATCCTGCTCAACCTCGCCCGTATTCTTATCGTCCACGTACTTGTCGCGAACATGGTGAGTAATAACCAGCGACTTGTTCGCTAGTCTTGCCCGTTGAATCAAAGCGCGAATCCGGGCATACACGTCGCCATATTGATGTTGAAGCAGGTTGGTTTGACCAAGCTCTTTTGACCGGGCAATCCGGGCAATTTCATATAGGTGCGTCCCAGTATCAATAACCAAAGTGTTGACTTTGGGGTCGGCAATATCCTTCTGATAGTCCTTGCTGAACGCGTCCCATACAGTCTTGATGTCTTCCTGCTGCCCCTTGCCCTGAACCGAGTCTACGATGGGCAGAGGGTACTCGCGAACCACAATATCCTTGCCCTTGAACTCCGGGCGGGCAACAACTATTTTGGCTCCCAGGTCGAAGCTATATATCACGACTCGCTCCGGGCAGGTACATGCGTAGTAGGTCTTGCCCGTTTTGGGCGGCGCAATGATTGTGAAAACTATTGGTAATGTTATTTTTTCAGGCTTTTTATCCGGCACATTGTCTCCTTTTGGTGTCTATATTCGTTGTCGCCAGTCTTAACCAGTGTTCCCCCCGCAGCCCCGCAACTGAAGCAAACATTCTGCTTGCCTATGTTGCGCGGGGTTAAGTCAAGGACAAGTTCCCCCTTTACTTTTTTAGGCGGCTTGAGCAAACCCATGTCAGCATAAGAAGGAGTCTTCTGGAACGCCGGATTAGCGGCGCGTCTTTGTCTTGTCACGTTTCGTTTCCTCTCTACTGCCTTGAATCATAACTACCGCTATGATAATGGCAGCAATGGCAATTATCCCTGCAAAGAACCACAATTACTTTAGGCACTCCTTCCCCAAATAGACACAGTCTGAACATTCCCAATCCATTCCAGACATTTGTGCCTGAGCACGGGGAATAAGCTGCCCGTCGCCAATCAATTTGACCAGTAGGTCTCGACGGTCTCTCATCATATCCCAGTTAGCGTCTATCTCTGCTTGGGTGAACTCAAACCGAGTAACATCAAGCGTCGGGTGGGCATCCCAGTCCGCTCCGAACTGGTCAATAAGAGCTTGAATTTTCACCGGGTCTTTGGGGCGATACACCCATTTCCAGTTGCCCATATTGAACAATCGGCTCAACCGGGCAGTAGTCTTGCCCAAAACTTTACATTGATTAAGAAGCTGCCGGACATAATGAACACTATCGGTTATTTCCTTAGTCGAGGATGAATCAGTGTCCTTCAACTCCCAAATATTCCCGTCACCCCAAAGGGCATCAGGTGTTACTTGTATGCCGTCGAGTTCAACGGTTGGTTCATCTTCTAGCTTCTGGGTGAGCCAACGCTGGCTCGCGATGCCTCTGCCCCACCGCAGAATCTCAGATTCTTTGGGGGGCTTGGGACAGACCCGGCGAAGATACGATTTGTTTAAACAAAACACGAGGTCGGACTGATGTATCCCGGTACGGTTCTGAAAGTCAGTGGTTTGCATCCGCCGCAAGATTTCGTGTTTGGCTTCCTCGTCCTTATAGATTTCCATTAAATCTCCTTTATCGACTTAATGCAGCCAAGAGGAATCGCGATGGAGCTACAGACCTCATGGTTTTCGGGATTATGGGCAGCGCTAACGACAATACAATCGTCATTCCATGCAGACAATACTCCCTTAGACTCTAATGTAACCGGGACTCCGCTAGTTAGGTTGCCCGGTCGTTCCCATGATTGAATCGTCGTGGAGTCTACCCATTTTACATCAACCAACTGAAACTTAGGCTCTAGGCGCTTGAGAGGCTTTCTGGTACGTACCATCAACCAACTCCATTCCGGCAATCGGCGCGCCTATCTTGGTTGCTTCCTTGTACTTCGGGTCGCGCTTTGCCTTACTGTCCATCATTATCTCCCGGACGGCGGAGGCTTTATCCTTGCCCTCAATGAGCTTAGCCACGTGGGCATCAATGTCTACGGGGTTCTCTTTGCCTTCAATGAACCCGAAGCAATAAGAATCGACGGGGTTGCCGTCTATCTTATACTTGCGTAACTGTTTGCGTAACACGACGCGGGTACTTACCAAGTCGCGCCAACCCTTGTCCGGTTCGCCACGGTCTGCCCATAACTTCTCGGCGCTCTTCATAAATACCTGATTGAACTTGCCCTGTTTGCTCGGCTCTAACTGTCCGGGCGGGGCGTAGTTTATCCATGTTTTAAATGTGTCGTCTTTGAGTTCCGGTTCGGCTATGCTACCTTCCATTTCACGGATAACCGCTTCGGTGAGAGACACTTCAACCTGGTCTTGCACAACCTTATCTTCAGCGGCTCCCTCGAATTTCTTTCCAGGCACCCGTTTAAGAGGCTGTAGCATGCCTTCAACCTCCAAGATTGCGTTCAATCCAGACGACACCGCCTGCTTTGAACTACCTACAATATTATCCTGTTCCGTCATTAGTTCTCCTTCTCCTTATTTGTCTATGCCCTAGAATATCTTTAAAGCCTGGTAACTTAGCAACCGTCCTATAATACTCCGGCTCTCATTAAGTTCAATTCGTTGATTGTTTGGGCTAACATCAGGGCTTCTCTTAATTCCGTAGGGGTAAATTGATAGCTCTCTATTATTTTTCGGAATACTTCTACAAGCGCATGGAAATTGGCATCCCCCTGGTATCTTTCATTTACCGCCATCATACTCTTCTGCCCTCCTATCTAATTATACCATAGCCCAAGCCTGGTCTGTCAAGGGTTATTTAAGTTCGCGATGCAAGATTTTGAAGAAAGTAAAAGTTCCGGGAGCAGCAGATTCACTACCAACTTTAATCATATATTCGGCATCCTTGATATTAAGTTGCCGAGTAGTCTCCAATCCCATTTCAAGGAGCCACTGACCTTCATGAGAAACCGTTATGTATCTGCCACGCGAACCTTCGGGGTCTTTATAGCCAGTATTCATCTTTATCGTGCACTCGGGGGTCACGTCTTTCCAGACATATTCGGGTTCTGGAGCTTCAACAAGTTGCAGGCAATCCACCGACATGTGTTGCGTATCGTTGACTATCCAACAATTATCAGGGGAAAACTTGCATTTACCAGTAATTTTCCCTATGTCCTCAAAGCTACTGATATATTGATTTAAACCGACCATCTTTACGTAATCGCCAACTTTAAGTTCGGGGCGACTATCCCAAACTTTCTCTAGAACCTTTACGGACTCGAAGCGAGGCAGGTCGCCTTCACGCAAACGCCTCGTCCCGGCAACCTTGAGAACCACCGCATCGTCTCCCTTTCTCCAGAAATTTTCGCGGTTGTTAGCTGACCCAATTGCTCTTTCCTTAGTCTCATAGCAATAAATTCCACTTGTCCCTGGTACAGAAACGATTGAGCCAATACTATATTGAGTTTTAACCCCCGTGTTTCCGCTATTAGTGCTGCCACAACCATTTGTGTCTCCAGCAAAAACTGAAACGAACTTGCCGTTCTCAACCCGACAAAGTTTATAGGCTATAGTCTCCGGCTCAACAAGTTTGACAGCACAGTCATCAAGGCAGACCTCACGGTTCTTGTCGTCTACAGCTATCGTCACATCAAAATGAGACAGACAATTGACAGGACGACTCTCTCGCACATACTTTACCGTCCCAGTCTGCCCGGCGCGGACTCTCCAAGATTTAAGACCCGAACCATCCCAGATATCTGAAGTTCCATCCGTGATAACTACATGGTCTCCCGGCTTGAACTTACTCTTTAGTTTCTTGAGGGCATATTCCGGGAACCCGTTATCCTTGCTTCCTGTTGGTTCTATTAAATCATCATCAACCATGCTTAGAAACTCGTCTTCCCACTCCGCTATTAAGTGTTGCCCCACATATCCCGCATCAAAGCAAGTATAATGAGAAAACACTTTGTTTGCCTCGGCAACTTTTAATATTTTTTCTCTTATTGTTTCTTCCATATTCTCCTTTATTTCTTTTTGTTCCATTCGTAAACCCCCCTGTCGGAGCGAATAATCAACCCGTCTCCCAGCAGCTTATTGAGGGCACGATTAACTTGGGTTCGACTCCCAAATTTCTGTGACTCTATGTCTTTCGCGTGTGTAATTTCCTCCTTCTTTATGTAGTCTCGAATCAACTCATATACGGTCGGGGCTAATTCATCGACCGCCTCGACCTGTTCAAACTCGAAGTCCTCGCCGAACTCGGCGACTACTGGAACTGGGGGCAGTTCAGCATGGCGGAGCAGTTGCGGGATAATCTGAATCTTCAGCGGCTCCCCTTTCTTGCCCACCTTCTTGATTTGTATGTAGCTGTCTACCCATCCCTCTTTAACTGACGAGCCGCGGGCACCTCGGCTCTGGTCTTTTCCTGTATGGTCAAAGATAACTACCGAGCAGTCGAACATTTCAATGACGCTATCGAGGAAGTCGGTAATCTTCTCGGTATCCTGCGCCTCGTTGTCGTCCCCGGATATTATCTTGTACCAGGGGTCGAGGATAACCACCTGCGGCTTGACTGCCTGCATCGCTGCCAGCATTTGCTTCTGCCCAGCATCTTTGTCGAGCTTCATCGAGAAGCTAGTACCCACGAAAACGTCAGTGTAGTCTTGCTTAGTTTCGCGCATACGGGACTGAAGAATCTCCAGACCCATTTCGAACTGAAGATACAAAACCCGACCCTGCGTAGTTTTTAGACCCAGGAACTCTTCCTCCGATGCTATGCACCGGGCAAGTTGCAGGGCAAAGAAGCTCTTGCCTGACTTACCGGGGGCATAAAACAAGGTCTTGCCCTGCCTGGGCAACCAACCTCCGGCAACATAGAACGGGGCAGTCACGAGGGGCAGGTGCAGGAAATCCTCTGCCCGGTACACGAAGCCGCCGATGGTAGGCTTAGCTCGAAGTTGAGCCAACACTTCGGGGTCTAGTTCATCATAATCAATCGGAACATATTCTTTGGCATCGTCATCCCAGAGCCAGCCTTCCCTCATTTATTTAATCTCCCCCTTAGCTTTCAGTTTCTTTTCCAGTTCAATCCCAGCAAGGTTCTGCTCCCGCGGAATCCAAGTGAACTTCACCTCGTCGAACTTCTCAACCAAGCCGATGATAAGTTGCTTCAAGTCGTGTAGCCGTTGAACATTAGCCGCATACTCCCCGCGTATCTGCTTGACCATAACCTGGGAGTCCGACAAGATTTCTACCCGGCGCAAACCTTGGTCTTTGGCTACTTGCAAGGCAGATAAACATGCCCGGTACTCCGCCTCATTGCCCGTCACGGCACAGCCGTTCTCTTTGACCGGGGCACGAATAGGCTTGTGGTTCCCGATAACGTAGCAGATTTCCCGGTGGCTGCCATCGGTGTAGATTTTAGTCGAGGAGTTTGACATTCTCTACCTTCATATCAAAGGAGAACCATCGGCGCTTACCAAGCTCGAATACACGGATGTCGTCTTCAGCAATGTCTTCCTGCAAGCACCGGGCGACAATTTGTTTGGCTTCTTCCTGCCCATATGCTTCATAGAATACTCCGTTGCCGTCATCAAGAATAATAAACCACTGGTTGTCTTTTTGTTCCGGCATCTTATTCCTCCTCCGGCTTCGCGGTTGCTATGCTGGTCAATCTCGCATCAATCAACTGGTGCAGGAATATGAGGTCGTTGACGGTGAGGTTATGAAGCGACAACGATACGTTGTTGTGGGTGTAGCTGGTCAATCCAGTGATTGTGTTGTCTGCGTTAAGTTCAAGGATTAGGGCATCGTCAATGAATCCGGAGTTCCGACGGATAACATTCTTGGGTTCATCTTTTATGAGTTCCAAGTTATCTTTACCCATAAAGATGCGATGCTTCCCATGCAGGGGAGTTTCCCAATCCTCTTTGGACTCTACAAGGCACCCACCGAACCCCTCTTCTACAACAGTTCCTATATGCCCTGTCTTTGCCCCATACGTTTCGTAACCTCCCAGGACTTTTACTTTGTCTCCTACTTTAAACATCTTTCTCCTTTCGCTTCTGAAAATATTTTGGTTGCTTATAGTCCGGGCATAACACGTCCGACTTGCAGTTTAGGCTGCCCCAATGACCCCGGTCGCATTTACCTTGGGTCAACGGGTTATACCGAACACAAAGACCTTCCTCGTTTCTTTTTCTCGCGTCTGATATGGTCACTAGTCCACCTCCCTCTTTGAAAAACGCGGGCTAAAATAATCTTGTAATTGCCCTGTTTCTCTATCTAGTGTATGCCGAATACCATTTATGTCGTGCCAGAAGTTAAAGTTATTTGCATGTAACAAGTCGTTGAGTCGAATAGGATTACCATTCAAGTGGCAGGCGGTGATATCCATTTCAACATCAAGCAGATTTAAACCCCTTCCGGCAACAGAATCTGAAACAGCACGTTCAGCTATCTTATGGATTAAGTCTGCTTCTTCTGGGGCAGCCCCCCAATTTATCACCTTTATCACCTTTATCACTTTTGAACTCCTTTCTCAAAGGCTTCGATGTATTCCTCATCCATATCAATTGTACCACGCCCAACCTTGGGCTTGTCAAGGGCACTAATATAAACGCGGTCGTCTACCGGGATGCAACTGGGCAGAGGTTTGTTCCGGGGAGTCGAAGCGATGACGGCTGCAAGCCACAGCCAATAGGTTGCCCCGAACCCAGACTTCACCCGCGCCCGGTTCTCTGCTGCCTGGTCAGGGTCGGGGCACATAAGGCACCAACGTTTATCATGAGGGTTAAATTTTTTGGTCATAGGTCTGCCCTCTTAAAACTCGAATACTACGCTATTTTTTGCGCGTTCAACCTCGGCATCAGAGTTAGTCCATCTTAGAAAACCATCAGATAATCCCAAACTCTCACGTTTGGGTTCGTGGTTGTCTATTTCAGCGGGGTGAATTTTCATGTAGACATCAAGGTGTCCTAGGTGCCTCCAAATGTCTCCATAGGCGAGTTCCCTAAAGGTCAATATCTCTTTCTTGGCTTGTTTAATTGTGTACTTCATCTTTCTCCTTTCGATTTTTGGGTTGGCTCCTATGTTTGCTCCCCCACTATTTTCAATAGTGGGTGGGGGGAGCAAACAAAGTGCGCCTCTTCAACCGGGTTCTATGCTGCTTCTAACATTGATTCGAGGAAATGGTAGTCCCCGGTATCCGGCATTATGTCTATATCGTGGACGGCGTACCAATTTTCGAGACTTTCGGGAAATACTTCGGATATAGTCCCGACCTTACCAGGTGGGCAGAAAGCAGGCACAATGCCGATAGACTCAAGGTCTGACCCCTCCCGTATCTTTACTTTGTCCCCTACTTTAAACTTAAACATTCTTTTTCTCCTTTATTATTTCTTTGTGGTGTTGATTTTGCTCTTTGTGGTGTTGATTAACTCTCCGCCCGGAGAATCTTGAATCCGTTGAAATCCGAATCAATGCCGGAGAACTCCACCTTGTAGGCACTGCCCATCTTGTTTAACCAATCGCCAAACTCCCCCTCTCTGCAATTCCAGGGGTGGCTGGACTTGCCAAGAATAAGCTGGATTCGTCAAAGACTCCACCGTTAACAATATGGTAATGCCAATGGGCAGGGGACTGACAAGTAAAAGGCTCGTCCTCCTTCGACCAGACTACTTTGGCAATCTGTTCTTTAATTTTGAAGTTCATCACCGTTTCCCCCACCTTAAACTTCGGTTCAGGAGGGCTGCCCTGAATCTTTTTGCCAACTAAGACAGCCGGGAAAGTAGAGCATAAATAGCCGGAGCAATCCCCGGTGTTGTGGCTGTCCTCACCAAGAGGGGTAACTTCAAAGATTACCAGATTGTACATACTATATGCTTCCACCCACCTTTGTGCTTCAGCGAGGGTCTGTATCACGTAAATGCCATTAGAACTTTCCGGGGCATAGGTTATCTGCCCTTCTTTATACTTGAGGACTGGCTGACTAGAGCAGATATAGCCCAGAATCCCCGCGAGGGCAGAGCAAAATTCCCCGTCGCGCTCCCGGCAGACCTTATACATCTTCGGGACTACTGGTTCCGTTTTGAGGACTTTTACTTTGTCTCCTACTTTAAACATTTGTCTCCTTCTTTCTTTCGTTTCTTTATTTCAGGTATAGAATCTTGAACCCGTAATAGTTTTTATTGGTTTTCTCGAACTCGACCTTATATTTGTTGGATTCGGCACAGGCTGTGCACTGACCACCGCGAACACCCCAGAGGGTCGGCTTCTCCCCAAGTATCAGACGGCAACAACCCCCGTGGTTAAACCGGGCGTAAAAGTGTCCACCGTAAACAGTTTGGATTTCGACTGTACATTCCCCGGTCACATCCACCCACGCTTCTTCAGGGGCAAGCTCCAGTTGAGCTTCGTCCCAGATTCTCCCGAAGGTGTCGCTGTAGTGATAGTGTTCGTGAGTGGAAAATTTATCGTCTTGCGCCCAGATAATCTTTGTTATCGTGACAGGTTCCCCGTCTTTATCAAGTCTGTCGGTCAGCTTGAACTTGGGTTCCGGTCTTGTCAGCTTCTCGCGCCAGACTTCTTCTTGCAGCAAGATGGCAGGATAGCGGGGTTCATCCCCAAATATTTGCCTAGAGTAGGGCAGACGCGTGCCAAGAGCGACAGATTTATGGATAACTACTATGCCTTTAGCGGCGTGGGCGTAGCCGCAGTTTGCTATTCCGCAGGTTTGGGCGAAGTCTAAGGTTTCTTTCACGAACACCCCCATACTGCCTTCCGGGGCATAGGTTATCTGCCCTACCTTGTAATCCAGACTACCGTCCCTGGATTGTGCTCGAAGCGAAATCAGTTTTCCCTCTGGGGTCAATTGAAGCGCCTTGAAAACAATGTTTGGTTCACTCATTTTGTTTCTTTCTCCTTAATTTTTATTTGTGTCTCACGCTTGTTTGATTCGATTAGGTCTGCCTTGCGGTTCATACCATAGCTTTGCCTCCTTTGATTCTTGGTATCCCACTTGACGGCGAGCAGGAGTAAGACTTTAGATTTTTACTCCGGCTTCCCTCAGACCTTCGATAATATCATCTGCGAACGGGTGTCGATGGTAATTGTCTAATCCATTCTCTTTGCGGTAATCCTCGAAGGTTTTGTAAGAGGACACGTTCAGGCGGTGGGCAAGATGGGCAGCTTCTTTGGCGGTCAGGGTTAGCGTGACTTCTTCAGTCTGCGCAGCAATGGGGGGAACGATTTTCGTAGCTTCAATCTTCATTTTTCTATCTTCCTCCAGCTTTTATTCTCCTGCCCGTCGCAAAGCGGGATACCAGATTGTTGTCTAATATGTTCCCCAAGATTTAAAAGGCAGCGGTATATCTTCGGGAACCGCCGTCCCAAGAAAGTTAGCGACTCCCCATATCTGAGAGTAGGTTTCAATTGCCTCTTGACAGTAGCGTTCCCTCATAGTCAAGATTGACTCACGGGCATCCAGCGATTCGACTGTTCCTATGAGGCAAGCGAGGAACATCCCGGTTCTACCGTGCCCTCCGAAGCACCCAACGTCAATCTTCTTGCCTTCAGCAAGATTGGCGATAGTGCCATCGATTAACCATTTGATTGTCTTGTAGTCTAAAGAACTGCCGTCCTCCCAGTCGATGACCATCGCCGGAAACTTAGCTTTGACGGGTGGGGGAGCAAACCCCGGTATGTCTCCATAAATTTTGGGCGGTTGGAATAAGTGATTCCAGCCATCGGCGAAGTATATGCCGAAGTCTATACTTTCTCGCGGGTAGTTTAAGTTGGAGTAGGCAGAGGCATAGATGAATCTACTGCCCACGGCGACAGGTTGCGTGTTATGTTTACAGGTCGGCGTGTAGACCCATTCCTTTACTTTTACGCCAGATTTTCTAGATTTAGACACTTGACATCCTCCTTTACTTCTTCGCTTGCAAGCAGGAGCAGCGCCCGATAATTACCGTTTGCGTTAGCGTCCAGAATATTGCGCAGTCCATCAGTGAGCCAAACTTTTGACAGGTGAATGTCATTGTTATGCTCTAGCCCAAAGGCGGTATCGACGAAGATTGTTTTTGTGTAGTCCCCCTTTAAATAGCTAAGTAGTGTCTGGGATATAACTGCCCAGTTATGACCACCACATCCATCTTCCCAGAGGTTTGTTTCTTCATTATCTTCCCCGCCGTTTTGATTAAACAAGTCGATGGCGAACTCCAACATAGATTCTTTGCCCAGCGTTTTGCTTGCATCTTGCCATGCTTGCCACATAGAATCCCTCGCCCTTATTTCAAAATTTGCTTCCTGGAACCAGACGAACACTTCTTTGTTTCGTTCTGGTTCCTTTACATGGCGAAGCCCGGCATGCCTCAATTCCCCGCCGATTGCAAGGAACATATAGCGCGAAAATTCATCAGCGAGTTTAGCACAAAGTTCGCTAAACCCGCAGTCCCACCCAGTCTCTAGCTTGAGTAGATAAAGCAGATAGAAATTGGCAGCTTCTTTGGGCAGCCACATGGAGCAGTCTAACTTAAATTGCCGACCCTCTGATTGCCATCTTGGCAGCAGTTCTACGCCGCACTCCCGGCAAACTTCATTTAAAGTATAACCTAAACGGGTAACTTCGAAGCAATGAGAGCAAACAGATAGCTTATTGGCGCAATCCAGGCAGAGAACTTTGCCGGACGGGGTGAAATAAGTACTTTTATTTATGTAACCACACATCGAGCAATGGGGTTGATTGCCAGGAGGCAGACTGGCGGGGGTAAACTCGGCGGGTACTTCCTCCATATCAATCGGGACAATGTCGGAGACCCGCCCCCAAATAATAGATGACCTATTATTGAATTCCTGTAGCCGAACCCAGTCACCCACAAAGTATTTTATTTGACAAACTTCGTTGTTCATCGCTACGTTTTGCCCGTCTTTGAGTTTTTTGCTGGGCAAACTAAGAAGTTTTTGGTCGTCGATGCAGATAAGTTCATCTACGGGGCAAATCCAACGACCTATGTTGGAAAAAGACACTGACACTAAATCCTCTCCCTCGTAAATTTGTAGCACTTCCCCCGGTTTGTTTTTGTATATGCCCCCTCGACCGCAGTGTGTGATTTCTGGGCGGTTGGTCACGAGCATACCGACTTTTACAATAGTCCTATCATAAAGTCGCATGTTTGTCCTCCTTAAACCACTGACACGTTGACTGTGTCGGCGGTTATCATTACAGCTTCTTGAAAGGCGAGTTCTTTAATTTCTTGGGCAAGTTCCTCAATCATCCATTCGTCGGCAGCTTCCCCACCTATTATCTCAATGACTAAACTTGGCTCCGGCTTGCCCATCCAATAGCCTTGAGTTTGATAAACCGTGAATCCGGTTTCGGCAAAGTAGCGATTGACCAGGTTCATTGTTGCCGGATAAAGTTCCTGTTTGAACTCCGCGTAGATTCGATAACGGGTCGCAATTTGAGGCACGGGCGGAGATTTAATCTTCGTTGTCATTTGGCTCCTCTAAATTCTCGATGTACCTTAACCATTTCTGGCTTGGTTTTTCGCCCTCCGCGAATCCGAGGTCATAGCAGATACATTCATCTAATTTTGTGTCGTATCCCGAACCTTCCCCTTCGTATCGTAGAGCGTGTCTTGATACTTCCCCCGCATACTGGATGACAAGAGGGCATTTGCTGCAAGTAGATTCATAACCTCGGAAATATTCGCAGAGAGGGCAATCGTTATGATAATACTTTTCGAGCCAACTTTCTCCGGCGGGGGTTTCTCTTAGAAAGTCGCTTTTGCTTAACCCGGAAGCCTTGATTTCTTTCCAGATTTCTTTGCACTCAATGATTGCGGTTTTAGCTGTAAGCTTCGGCATATTGTTCCTCCTTTAGATTCTCGACTATATTAAACTTGGGTTGACTATTGTCCCCGTGACGGGCATACCCGCAGCCGGGGCAGATTGGGTCGAAGCGCAGGTTATCGGCGGTGAAGAACTGTTTGCACTTAGGGCACTGTAACGTGGCATGATTACGGCTCATGTCTGGCTCCTTTCTGTTACTCTTCGATTAGTTCTGCCCAGTTGGGTTGAATCCAGACACCATGTTCGCCGATGCCGGAGCAAGAGTGGTTCCACGCATCATTGGTGGCGACAAAGGTTCCGTCTTTATAGTCAAGTCGAGTAACGGTTCCAATATCCCCGATGTGCATGTTGCTTGCCTCGCCTACGCGCCTTACAACAAGTTCAAAGAGGAGGTCGGGCGGTTCGAGATTGACAATCTTGATTTTGTCTCCGACTTTTACGGGTTTACCATTAGCTAAGACTTCCATGTTTCTCCTTATCCCATGCGTCCCTAATCTGGTGACGACTTATTGGGTTTGGTTGCTCAACCAAGTCTACCATGCCCAACGGGGCAGGTGTCAAGTGGTCTTATTTAACTGTGCGGGTCTAGTCCTGCGCGAATCCAATGTAAAGGGGTGCCCAGCGCCTTGGTTAGACTTCTTTTAGTCCTTCAATAGCTTTAAACCAGCTTTCAGGATAACCCTCGTCTCTGCCATTGTATCCGAGGGCATAACATTCTTCACGATACTGCTCGCAGAGAGGGCAATCATGTGTGTACCGCTTCATTTTGAAGCTTCGCCCTTCCTCTGTTGTTTCCAACCAGCCGTATTTGGATAGACCGGAGGCTTTGATTTTCCTCCAGATATCTTTGCACTCACGAATATATTCTACTTTTGTTGGAAGTCTTTCTCCTTCCGGTTTGAAAAACCCCGTCATGTCGTCCGCTAAGTCCCTACACCATTTACAGTATTGTTTATCTGCTGGATTATCTTAGCAGATAAACTCCGAGGGGCAATTGGTGCATATAATCCTTAAAAGTTCTTCTTTGTCCATGTTTTCCTCACTTTCTTCTATGGTTGATGTATCAAGCAGGCGATATAGTAGACTGGATGTCTACAGTAAGGGCAGGGGTGATTGCCCCTGAATCTGCGCAAGCATCGGACACAGCGGCGAATGATGATAGTCACGGTATGCCTCCAGTTAAAGACGAGTTGTTGCTTTATTCTACTCTGGCGCTGTATTTCATAATCCGCCCGATTTTGTTGCCTTTCTTGTACTTGAACGTGACACTAGAAGTACCCTCGCCGATGAACTTAAACGTCCATGTGCCGTAGTATGAGCCGCCTTGAATCTGCAAATTTTCTGGCGGGATTACCGTAGGCTCTGAAGTAAATGAGACGAGTTCCAGTACGTTCGGGTTGTTGATAACATAAGTCCATGCGAATCCGGTGGATGGGCAATACTCCAGTGTTATAGCCATGCACTCCCCGATGTTCGCATCAGCAGAGGCAGGGGCAATTCCGATAACTGTGGTTAAGGCAAGGACGAGGACTAACATGAGTGATACGATTAGTTTTTTCATTTCTTTTCCTCTTAAATTTTATTTTGTTTGGCTACATTTGGACACTACGTTTCTTTGTCCATGTTTTCCTCCTATTTTTTCTCGTTCACTCCAGCTTACCACGCCGATTGGGGAGCGTGTCAAGTGGGTTTACCTACTGACTCGGCTGTTGTCTTTCTCTAACTGTATACGGTAGTCCCTCACAGCATCTAGCGCTATATCCTGTAAACCACAGGAATCAGTTGGGATACCGAACTTATCCGAGAGGGATAACAGTATAGCTTCTGCTAGTTCATCTTTTTCTGCTAAGCGTCTAGCTTCCCGCTTAACTTGGGCGACCTGTTTCCTAGTCATATACGCTAAGTACATGTTGCTCCTTAAATTTTATTTTTACTTGATGGTTACTTGCCGGAGTATTGGGCAGAGCATTTAGGGCAGTAGTTCCCGTGATTGTGCCGGAAGTACCGCCTGCCCTTGGTGATGATAGCCCCGCAGTCTCCGCACTTAATATCACGAGGCGCGGTTTTGGCAGATACATGGGGGAAATAGTGATTCATAGGTTCCTCCTTTCTCGTTTAACATTTGTAAATCGGGATGTCGTCAAAGGTTTCTTGCCCCCAACTGTCACAGGAAGCGACTAAAATTGCGACAACTGTAAGATGTCGGGTTTCGGCATAGTTTAAAATATTTCGGATTGTCTCCCCCGTTGAAATGAGGTCGTCTACAATGACACACTTTCTTCTGCCACTTACCCCAGCACAATCAGACTTTCCGTGGGCAGATTCGTGGGGCTTGCGAACAAAGGTATGGTAAAGAGGCATGTCCGAGAGTGCCAGTATCGCCGATGCGATTGAGCAACCCGAAGCGCCCCGTGACAGAAGTGTGTTAATGCCTGCCCCGCTGTAGTTAAGCAACTTAATTTGGCGGAGCATCGCTTTAGCGTGTTTCCTTAAAGTCTGGGACACGAAATAGTCGTGGTCATACCACATAAATTTCCTCCCTTCCGTTAGCCCTCATTTGTCTCAACGTAGGTGTAAGAGACGGGGTAACATTCTTTGGGCAGGCGCCGAGCAAACATGGCTCTGATATGTGTCTTAGCATAGGCAAGTGTTTGCTTCTCGGTTTTGCCTAAGGCTACGTGAAACCAGTGGTTTGCTTCGTATGAGCCAACTTTGACATATTGCCCTTTGGCATCCGTCCTTGGCGGGCTATCTATCTTGAAGAGAAAGATTGACTTTGCCCCGCCGTCCCAATAACCCGATATTGGCTGGCTTAGTTTTACTTTTAGAAACATTTTAGTCTCCCTTCTATTTGGTTGTCTCTAGCTTGGGGCAACTATGCCCCGTTTAGCTCGTTGGCAATCTCGCTTAACAAGTCTGCCGAATATTTTATGGCTCTGTTAAGCTCACTATCGGAAGACTTGTCTGGTACCGTCCTTAGAACTTTTGACATCCGGCGCAAGTCCTTTGGTTTTGCCCCGAAGTTTAGTGTTACTTTAGTCTCCATTTGTTTCTCCCTTGGGCATAAATTCAAGTATAGTCAACCCAAGCTGGAGACAACCCATATTCGTTCTTTACTGAACCTTGCTACTAGGCAAGCTGGTGGGCAGGAACTAGGCTCTTGCCCACTGGCTGGACTATTAACTTTTGTTTTCTGTGACAGTCAACTTGAAGCCACAGGCTTGCCAAGCGTCTAAAACGTCTGCCATAACCTCTTGCTCGGCTTCATCGGGCGTATCGGCGTCAACGTCCATGTTGATGTATCCTTGCACATTATAATTAGGCATAGCTCTCCTTTCCTGCGGGTGGTTATATACTGGGCATGAAGTCAACTTCACCTGCATATTTTACAGCGATAACCTTGGTTGCCTTGACGATACGAGCCTTGACGTGACGGTTATTCCGGCAGTCGGCTATAAGCCCAAGGTCTAGGGCAAAACCAGCCTCGCCGAGCCAGCCCTTCATGACAGACTTTCTGCCTCGCCCATCGGTTGCTCTCCAGTCTGCGAACGGATGATAGCGGTTAGGCAGAACGGTCGGGAAGTCCTCGCCGACTATAAGCCGAGTCGGTTTGGGCGTGCCGGTCGTCCAGTGTTCCCGCAGAATCTCTTGCTCTATATATCCGAGGACAAACAAGCCCTCATGGACTATAAAGCGGTTCCGCTTCGCTCGTGGGAGTGATGGGCACATCATAGATGTATCCATAGTTCACTCTCCCTTGCCTAGTCTCTATGGGGGGGACTAATCCCCCGCGTCTAGCTAGTGGCACTAGATGCGCCTTGCTTTATGCTTCGTAGTTCCGCTTGGAGTACGGCTATAGCTTCTGCCTGCGAATAACCATAGCGCCTCTCTAGAAAGCGAATCAAGTCCCATAGCTTTCCGTTTGCCGTCATTGTGGTCTCCCTTTAGGGCATAGATTCAAGTTTAGTCCCCCCCATAGAGACTAGGCTTGGTGGTTTATGGTAACGCTCTCCCTAGCAGTAACGGCTATTACTTCTCTGCCTTGGTGGTACTTTTGGGCATAACCTTGCCGTTCTTGGCAACATCGGCTATAAGCCCGTGTCCCACGTAGACACCTTGACTGCTAGTAAGAAGAGTTTTGCTATCCGGCGAGCCAAAGCGCATAAATTTGGCTGTTGCGGGTTCCTCACGGTTAGGCTTAAACTCATAGCTTCTAGCCTTGCCGCCGGATACGATGGTAACTATGACTGCTACTGATTTTTTGTTTGTGGTCATTTTATTCTCCTAAGCTTTACGTTCTGCTAGGGAGAAAGTTACCATAAACTCACCTCGTGCTATATTCTGTTATGCTCGCCTCAATCTTGAGACTGCCTAGCTATATCATCGTAGCTAATCAGAATCAATTTATTGTGCTTGATTCTTAGGGGAATCTAATTCCCCTAGGCTTAGTTAACGAGTGTAAACTTGCCGTTAACCTTGCCTCGTTCGCCGTTTTTGCACTTTGGGCATACAGGAGTTACAGACAAAGTAGTTACTGTGAAAGTGTGCCCACATGTGCATTTAACTGTACCACTATTCATTGCCATTGGTGTCTCCTGGGCTTAAATTCAAGTTTAGATTGCCCTAGGAATCAATCACGTTCGCTTATTCGTTTGTTAAGGTACACTTGAAGCTGTTTAGCTTCACCCAGAATCATAACATGGGTTGAGCTAGCCTTGCAAGGCGGCTGGCGAGGATTGGTAGGGGTTGGTGGACGCTGGCGGGGATTGTTTGAGCCTGGCGGGTCGCTCAATCGCAGTTTTGGGCATAGGCTCAAAAATGGGCGGTTTAGCTTTGGTTAGCTTCGGATGGAGTGAAGAGACAATTGTCTAGACAAGCGGGGAAAGCAAAAAACGAGCCTGCTCAAAGCTAAAATCTGCTCTGCCCCCCGTGACCCCCATCGGGCTTATAGACAGCGGGGTGGGCAAAAGTCCATCTGTAAGCAAGCGCCCAAACGAGCGTATATAAGGAATCAGGCGAGGCTGGCGAGCGCACCCGCCCCCACGATGCCCAGTGGAATTGTCCGTAGGGGAAATACACCCCCGACAGCACAATTTCCCAAAAAGACTTTGAGACTGCGCGGAAGCTAATTTTGAATCGGGTCAATTTTCTCCGTTATGTCAACTGGTCTCCAGGTCAATTTTTCGCTATCTCTCCCTAGGTCTCCCGTTCTCGTTTTTTCTACGTCCCCCGCTCTCTCAAAAATCTGCCCCGGCTCCAGCTTCAACCCCTGCCCCCAAACCGCTGCCCCTAACCAACAAAACCTTCCGCCCTTCTAATATTATGTCAACGGAACAAAGGGGAGGGCCAAAGGGCACTTTTGAGGCTAAACCAGGGAGCAAACAAACTTTTTAAATTTTAGCTTCACGGTAGATTGGGGGAGAGTTTGTTCCCTCTATAGGTATATAGTATATATACCTATAGAGTAGAGCTAACTTTCCCTAACCGCTAACACCAAACCCCAAAATCCATTGCCCTAAACCTCCAGATTTCGACTACAGCGCGTCCCCCACGACTGATGCCCGCCCAGACCCCCGCCATCCTAAAGCTAAACCCAATTTTTCGTGCCTGACCCATCCATTTCCACACAAAATCGCTCGGAACCCCCGATTTTTGCGCCATGCGGCTTCTCAGCGGGTTCCGGGCAGACCCAACCGCCCGGTTTTTCCAGGGATTGTCAACGAAAACCCCCCGATTGTCAACATTTTCCAGCTTTTCCAAAAATATTTATTGAAAAACGGGCAAAATGCTCTTGACAGACCAGGCTTGGGCTATGGTATAATTAAAGTAGAGGGGAATAATAGAACAATTTTTCCCTAATCAAAAGTTAGGAATAAAGATTTCGTAAATGCCGATTTTTGATTTTGTTTGTAATGATTGCGGGGAGGAACGACATGACGTTTTGCTGCCTACCACGCATGAACCAGTGGGCTGCCCCAAGTGTGCCAGCATAATGCGGCAAAAATTTGGCGGGTTTACCGTCCGGGGTTTTTTCCATTGGATGCGCGACCCAGGCAAGGAAGACCCTATCGTCAGTTACCCAGGCGGTCATACGCGAACCGTGCCCTACAACGAACTTTACAGTAGAGGGGGATTATAATTTGGACGAATCGGAAACCAAGGTAGAAGAACAACCTATAACCCCCGCGACTCCCATGAAGCGCCTCAAGATGGCTGGGCGCAAGAAGGGCACGCCCAATAAACCCGGATACGCAAAAGTATTGCAGGGCGGCAAAATTGCTAACCTCATGCCCAAAATGACGGAAGCACAAATTCTGGACGCGAAGGTTGAAATTCTCAGGCTTCTGTCCGATGGTCTTGCCCGGAATGTAACCGAAGCCTGCAACAGACTGCATATACCTGCCACCAAAGTTCATAGATGGTGCAAGACCGACAAGGATTTCGGGCAGTTGCTCGACGCCGTGTATGAAGTAACAGCAGATAACATAGAAACCGGATTCTTAAATGGAAAGAATGATATTCCCAAGATGATGATGCTTAAGGGCATACGTCCCCAGTATCGCGAAAACTTCAAGGTAGACCTAAGCACCGAGAAGGTCGAGCAAATGCTCAAAGACCTCAAAGACCTCAGCATCAAGAAGGCGGAACCTGTTGCCCAATAAAGAGCAAATCGATTATATCCTCAAGACCATCAATGTCTCTTTATCTCCGTTGCAGCAAGACGTTGTATACCTGCCCAATCGGGAGATACTGGTAGCAGGCGGTGAGCGGGCAGGCAAAAGTTTTGTGTCTGGGACTTTCCTTGCTACTCGTCTGCCCTATGGAAAGTTATATTGGCTCGTGGCTGCTGATTATGGCAGGACACAAGCCGAGTTTGTTTATATCCAGGAGTTCCTATCAAAGATGGGTTGGGATTTCGACGCAAGTAAGCGCGTTGACCCAGGTGAGATAAACATCGCTGGTGGCTTTAAGATAGTCACGAAATCGGCGCAAGACCCCCGAAAACTCGCGATGGAAGCGCCGGACGGCGTAGTTATCTGTGAGTCCAGCCAAGTTGACTACGAAACCTACCTTCGTATCCGGGGCAGAATCGCTGAGAAGCGTGGGTGGATGCTAATGTCGGGCACCTTCGAGTCTAGTCTCGGCTGGTATCCCGAAATGTACACCCGCGGGCAGAACTGCCGCTCCGTGGATGACCTTATCTCCGTTAGTTTGCCCACCTGGAGCAACACCCGGATATTTCCCGGCGGGAGGCAAGACCCGGAAATTTTAAAGCTGGAATCACTTTCATCTAAGGAGTGGTTCTCCGAGCGTTATGGCGGAGTCCCGTGCCCCCCGAAGGGCAGAGTATTTGAAGAGTTCTCTATGGCAATCCATACCGGGACTGGCGGGGAATACGAGTTCGACCCTAAACTCCCGACGCTAATTTGGGTTGACCCCGGTTATGCCTCTGCCTATGCCGTCGAAGTAGCGCAAATGCGTGGAGACGATGTTTTTGTCGTCGATGAAATCTTCGAGCGCGATTTTATTACCTCGGACATTATCAAGATTGCCCAGAGCAAACCCTGGTGGAGCAAAGTAGTCGGCGGAGCTATCGACGTTGCCGCAAAGCAGCACCAGGCTATGGCTGCCCCAACCGAGGTGTGGCTCAATGAGGGCAGAATCCATCTGGATAGTCGGTATATCGAAATCCGGGATGGCATCGAAAGAGTCAAGACCTTCTTGACGGTAAACCCAAAGACCCAAGCCGCCCGTCTACACATTAACACCAAGTGCCGGGGGTTGATTTCCGAATTTGGGGGCTGCCCCAACCCTATCACGAATCAGACTGCGGTATATTCCTGGCGCAAAGACCGGGAGGGCAATGTGGTAGGCGATGTGCCGGATGACAAAAACAATCACGCCGTCAAAGCATTAACTTATGGTTTAGTGAACTCGTTTGGATACTCGAAGCCAATGCAGACCGCAAAGATAAAGTTCTTTTAAGGAGACCTTATGAACATACTCACCATGTCGGATTTTAAACGCAAGACCAACGAGGAACTGAAAAAACTCATGCCCATAAAACTAACGCATAATGGCGAAGTTTTTTGTTTTGTGGGTCAAGCAGAGGACTTCATTTTTATTGGTGACCTCCACCCGCGCGTAAAGATTCAGTTCCGGGCAAAGGAACAAATGGTTCGCAAAGGTATGCCCAAGGATACGACTATAGATTATGAACTTCCCGCCGAATCTATTGCTGTAGCAGAAGGATAAATTATGGGATTCGAAAAAGCCCAAGAAGTCGTCGATGCTGTAAGTACCTTCCAGAGAAGCACCAATTATCTGAACCTTCGTTCTCGATGGGAAGGAGATTTTGACCTTTACCGACTCAAGCCATATAATGCTGGAGCCGGATATTATTCTTATACCTCGAACTCTCCCAGGGTCATTGCCGATAAAGGCATTTCGATTCTGATGGGAGCAAAATTACTTATACGTATTCCCGAAGAACTTTTAACCGACGAAGAACGCCGGATTTCATCTAATGTAGAGCGATTCATCTATGGTGGTTTAAACTCCAATGACGAACGTTCTTTCTATGCGCCCGATGAAAAGACACTCCGGGAACTTAAAGCCTGGTATTCCATTATCCGCGGCTCTTGGGCAGAGAGAATTTATGTCCATAAAGGTGAAGACGGAAAGACCAAACTGGAAATAAAGGTTTGGGATATTTATAACGTCGCCTATGGTTCCGACTGTAAGGGTATGGACTGGGCGGCTTACGTCTATAAAGTGAAGCCCCAACAGGCTGCACTAGACTACCCCGACAAATTTAAGAATGTTTCCGGTGCCGAGACTGTTACTCGTATCGATTATTGGGACAGAGAAAAGAACATCATTATAATTGATGGGCAAGAAGTTTATCGCAACGTGCATAAGCTGAGTTATTGCCCAGTATTTATATTTCGTGTGAACCCAACTCCGGTTGTATACCAGCAAAATTGGCAGTATACCGACTCGATTGCTGGGGAATCAATCCTGGCTTCCGACCGAAACTTATTCCCGATTCTTAACAAGACCTTATCCGACCTATTGACGATTGTCCGCCGCGGTGTAAAGGTTCCGGTTGGTTACTGGTCTGCCGACGGCTCTAAGACAATCAATGAAGATATATGGCAGGTTGAAAAAGCTGCCTCTGTTCCGTTAAAGACCGGCGAGGTTATAGCACCCTTACTCACCCAAACAATGCCCGCCGATGCTATGAATTTGGTCAACATTGCCGTTGGGGAAGTTCAACGTGGCGCTTGGTCGCACACGACCTATGGCGATGTGTCAACCCGGCTGTCCGGTTATGCTATCAATCAGCTTAATGAAGCAATGGCTACCGTCATTCTACCCTTTGTACAAGCGGTAGAACAGTCATATCTTGTGGACTCTTTGGAACTCGTTAAACAGTTTTCCAAGTCCTCCCTGCCCGCCGTGGAAGTACGCGGTCGCAACAGCCGCAATCAAGCTTTTGGATATAAGAAACCCGTTGGGATAAAACCAGTTGAACTAATAGGAACCTGGCACCCCGAAGTTAGACTCGAAATGTCCCTACCAAAAGATGAACCTTCTCATTATGAAATGGCTAGATATGCCCGCGAAGGTGAAATTCCTTTACTGTCCGACCAGACGATTCGCTCCGAACTTTTGGGCATACAGGATAATGACCTAGAAGATGCTATCATCGACCGCGAGTGGGCAGATAAGCAGATTATTAACCGGATGTATGACGCTTATATGCAGTACGTTGCAGAAGAAAATTACCCGAAAGCAACAAATGTGCTGGCGGCTCTAAGACAGGTCATGTCTCAGCAAGCAGCTACCCAAGGAAAGAAATCAGGAACTCCGGCGGGATTCAGTTCTAGAACTCTGCCCCCGGAAGCAGCAGGCGGAACCCCTCCGGCAACCGTTAATGCAGTTGCCCCACCCGAAGTAGGGGAGGTATAAATGGCAGATGGCACAAATGCTCTAAACGATTGGTTTTTAGAAGAAGCAAGAAAGTATCTTCAAGACCAGGTTAGACAAGGTCTTTTAACTCCGGCGGAGGCGAATCAACTATACACCAATGCCTATAATGAACTTTACCCAGATATTCCCGATACACCTGAAGAAATGGAAGCATACTATCGTGCCAGAACGGGGAGGTCTATTCCCCTTAAACCAGGAGCAGACAAGAAAAGCGCGGTTCCTGATTACGATGCCGTCATTGCTGAAATGGCTAACGACAAAGCCATTCAACCAAAGCAAATATTTGATACCAGCCTTTACTATGACTATGACCGATGGCGTGGCTCTAATGTTAATGACGACCGCGAATATCAAGCAGCGGCAGTCGCTGGAGGAGAGACATTAGCCGACTATCTTGCACGGCAAGTACGGAAGGGCATCATTACTCGTGCCGAAGCGGAACAGAAACTAACCAAGATTGCCTACGATACCAATATTGCAGAGGGCAAGCAACTTAACGAGGCTTACTATAAAGAACTTAAGTTGATGCAGGAATCCCGCAAAGCTGAATCTTTGCAATCAGCCGCCAACCCGGATAACGACGAGGAAATAGCAAAGTTTCAAAAAGCTGGGGAAACTAAACTAGCAGAACTCGAAGAAGAACTACTGCCTTACCCAAGTTCCGAGGAAGCATCAGCCGCATACTCAGAGAGTCTGGGAGACGTTATAAACCCGGCGATGAAAGAGTACGCGAAGAGCGTAGAATCGGAGAAGTGGGATAAGTTCATCGCAGGTGGTGGTAATAAAGCGATTGAGAATTGGTGGAAAGAACTCAATGCTGTTAAACTCAATGAAATTGAGCGAACCAAAAATATGTATAATATGTTTTTGGAAGAGGCGAGTGCTCCTAATCGAGCGTATGGTGGAGGTGGCGGCAGCCCACTTGCTACTATCCTTGGTATCACGCCCGGAACTGCTTGGGGCTCTTTAACTGCCACTCAACAGGCTGGGCTACAAAGTGGTGCCCAGGCTATTCCTGCCTGGCAAATCGCTGGGAACATGCGGTATAATGAATATTTAAGAAATATCTACGAACCTGCTGCTGAAGAGGCTCGTAAAAAAGAAGCAAAAGCTAAAACCTATGACCCCTGGAAAGATTATGCAAATAGTCAAGACTGGTACACTGAGTTTTGGTCTGCCCCTAGGTCTCGCAGACCCGGCGGAACCACGCAAAGAACATTAGCACCCAGTATCAGGAGTTACTAATGCCCGATTGGTATGAGGATTTACTTAAACGTAAAAAGAAAGTGGAATCTGAGGACGAAGCAAAGCGTAACCAGGAAGACCTCGCTGGCAGATTAAGTCTTCCTTGGTATGAGAGACTTTTCCGTTCTCTTCCGGTTAGCCCGTTTTACTGGAAGACACCCGAAGAACAACAGTACGCCGAAGATACTAGGCGCATGGAAATTTATGCTGAAGAGACCGGGCAGGTAGACCCAAAAGCGTGGGCAAAATCCATGCTGGATAAAGCTGAACAAAAAATTCAACCGTCCATTAGGGCAACCGGGAACGAAACACGAACCAGAGTGCCCTATTATACGGGCAGGGAATCATACGAGTTTAGCCCGATTTCTCCTGAACAGAAGTTGATAGACATTGGCTCTACGGTTCTGCCCATACCTATGGGAGAGCAGTTGGTTGGCGCTGGAATTAAAGCCGTTGGTCGTGCTGCTCTAGGTGGAAGTATAATGAAGCAGGTAGGTAAAGGCGTTGCTGGGCAATTAACCCAACCGCGAGCGCCTTTCCTTAATGCTGCCATGCAAGCAGGCAAAAAACCCGTGCTTAAAGCGACAGAAGATGCAGCAACTGCTATATCAAAAGCCTTTGCCCGGATGGGGGTTGGTGCTGCTATTCCTAATGCCCCATCAACTGGGGGAACCATTAAAGGCGTTGCTAAAGAACCCATCGCCATTGGACATGTGCCAGAGTGGGGCACTACAAATCAATATATTGCAAGAAACCCATATCGAAAACAATTAGAACATATGGGTAAAACAAAAAAATTTGATTTGTCTGTAATAAAAGAAGCAGACCGTTGGGAAATGGGTCAAGTCCTTAAAGATAAACCTGCTTATTTAAATGATAATTTGCCAGATATGGAGATAATTAAATTCGCTAAAGATAATAATTTGCCTTATGGTTATGCAGTATTTCCATCCGACCCATCACAAGCGGTAATAGTAGTTGCTAAAAATAAACAAACACTAAGGAAGATTATTGATTTAGCAGCAGAAGGTAATAAGCAAAGAGAATTAGGCTTAGCTCTTGGTTATTTAGACACTGGCAAACCCCCAACTGCTGCCCCAAAAGTTACTACAACCGCAGTAAAAACTGCTGCAACTGGGCAGCCTATTGATTTTACTCTTTATCGCGGGACATCGGGCAACAAGTCTATTTACACCGTCCGCGAATACGGTCGCGGTAAATATTATTATGCGGATATGGGTGAAGAAGGAACCGCCGAGAAACTAGCAGAGTCGTTTGCCACCGGGCATCCCACAATAGCTTATCCCGGAGAAGCCGCTGTAGTAAGCGCCGTTGAGAAATCTGGCGGTAAGGTTTCCAAAGAGTTCGTTCACCTGGACAATCCCTATGTCACTGATAGAAAAAACCCCACATTAACTAAGGTAGTTAATAGAGCCATGACGGCGGCAAAAGACTTCGGGTTGACTGGGGATGAATACGACAAGTATGTCGCCGAGTCTATCCCGAAATATCTTAAAGGTAAAGGTTACGACGGATTAGTTGTTCGAGACACCGAGGGGGCGTTTACAGTTATTCCTTATGTTAAGACAAGCGCCAAACCTATCGAAGTGGTTAAACCATTAACGCCTGCTGCGAGTGCCTTAAAAACAGTTCGTAATGTAGCGGAAACAGCAGATGAAGAGACTCTATTAAAAGACATTGCTACGAGATTGTCTAGTTACAAACCTCTTCGGGAAGAAGCTGATGAAGCTATTAAAGCTTTGCACGCTAAACAGTCTGCTATTTTTGAAGAGGCTTATAAATGGGCGCAAGAGTCTGCTGGAATGTCTAAAGTTGAAGCCTTACGTTATGCGACTAATGCATCAAAGGAAGCAGGCAAAGCGGTAATGCCGGATAAACCCCTGCCTGGTATGCCAGAACGTGCAGGGTTACCAATTGTATCTAGCAAAGAAGAGAATATTTTGCATGGTATAATCGACCGGGAACTTCAAAACATCGGTAAAAAGGAGAGGTCGTTTGACCGAAGGAACGCCAAAGAGGGTCTCAAAAAACTTTTAAGCGCAACAGAGATTCCGGCTCCGCACGAAATGGAGTTATTGGAAGAAGCCTTCGGGTTCAACTTTGTAACCGAATCTCTTAAGCGTAATAGAACAACGGGACAAAAGGTGTTGTCTGCTTTATTCCAGTTTGTTAATATCCCACGTACTATTAAGTCGGCATGGGACTTATCTGCCCCGCTTCGACAAGGAGCAGTTGTCGGTTTTTCTCATCCGATTACAGCGGCGCGGGACATTGGGTTTATGTTTAAAGCCCTAAAATCTGAAGATACGGCTTTGTTTATAGATGACCTTCTTTATGGTAGAATAGGAAACCTCACAAAAAAGTGGAGGTTTAGTCCAGAGGATGCCCTAAAAGCAAAAGAAAAAGCCAGCCGTTACTTAGACCACTTCGGGTTTCAGCATAGCCTCAGAGAAGGCGGCACCAAAATTGAACTTAGAGAAGAGGCGTACTTGTCGGGATTATTTGAAACGCCTGTTAAAATTTTCGGGAAGAAGACTACGATTGGTAGAATAACTGGTATTAGACAATCCGAGAGGGCTTATGCGACGTACCTTAACAAACTTCGGCGCGATGTGTTTGACCAAGTTGCTGATAAATGGGAAAAGTCTGGTAAATATGTCGGCAAAGACGGCAAATTTGCGCAGAAAGAATATGATAATGACTTGACTGAACTTGCACGTTTTATTAACCGTGCCACGGGTAGAGGAGAACTTTGGACTGGGGAATACACAACCAAAGCTTTCAAAACCGGGCATCCTGGTGGACTACTAAATATCCCATTTTTTTCTCCAAGGTTGCTTACTTCAAGACTACTAGTATTTGGTAGTCTGTTTAGTAGCTCCAAGGCTGTTAGGAAACAAGCTGCGCGAGACCTCGCGATATGGGCGGGAACCACTGGTACAATCATAGGTCTGCTCGCAGTTAGCCCAGATATTACAGTAGAAAGAGACCCTCGGTCGTCCCAGTTTGCAAAAATTCGTGTTAAAGACACATATATTGATATTACTGCTGGCTACCAGCCGTTAATACGATATGCTGCCCAACTAGTAGCAGGCAAGAAATCTTCTTCAGGGTGGATATCTGAAAAAGAACCAATAGAGACTGCTGGGAGATTTGCGTGGAGTAAACTCAACCCTATGTTTTCTAGTATAGTTGCTGCTGTTGTTGGTAAAACATTTACTGGGGAGGAAATCAAAAAAGATTGGGATAGCTTATGGCAACAACTTTCTGATTTCATAGAACCTATGGCAGTAAGTAATATTAGACAGGCTTATATGGAGTATGGCAATGTCCCTGAATCTTTGTTTGCCGCACCGGACTTGTTTGGCGCTGGGACATCAACCTATGATTCTTCCGATTCGGTTGTCCAGGATTTCTATGCAATAACTAGCCAGTTAAACAAAGACGTTAAGAGTTGGAAAGATGCCCAACTAGCGGGCAACCTCAAAGAAATACAGAAGTTAGAGAAAGAACACCCGGAACTTAAAATGGAATACGACGCTTCCATTCATGATTACTACTCTAAAACAAACAGGATTCTTAATAGCTATGCAACGGAAATTTATGAGTTAAATCAGCAGATACATGCTGCCGAACTCGACCCTAATATAGAAGATGATGACCGTGAGAGATTAACCGAAGAACTAGAGCGCCAAAAAGCAGTTATTGCTACACAGGCTATACTAGAAGCCGAAGGTTTATATAACAAAGATTGGATTACACCCGGTTTTCTACCCGAAGACTGGGACGAACTTTATCGAGCACCGGAACAAAAGAATGAAACCCCGACCCCAAAGAAGGAGCAGCGAAAAATTGACCTGCCCTTCCCGGAGACGGGTCTCTAATAATTAAATAGAATAAATAGGAGGACTTGTCATGGTAGAACCCAATACTCAAGCTCCCGAAGCACAGCCGGGAAAACTTCCCATTGATTTCAAAGGGGATGCTGACGGCAACGTCAAAATCTCTGGAGGCAAGGAAGTGCTCCCAGCGGCAGAGAAAGCGCGAGAAGGTGAGACACCAGCCAAGGTAGAAGCCCCCGCACAGCCTGTTGTGGCTGATGCCCCGAAGATGATTTCCGAAGAGGAAGTCAATCGCAGACTGGAGACCATCAAAGGTGGTCACAAAGGAACGGTCGATAAGATGCGCGGCGAAATAGAAAAACTCAACGCCAAAATCGCCGAGACTACTGAAGCTATGACCCAGAAAGAATATGACAACTGGATTAGGCTGATTACAGAAAACGGCGACGGCAAGAGTTTGGACTTAGCCAAGCAGGTTTTTTCAATGGACAAAGCAGTTCGGGCGAGAGCTTCTGATTTGCAGAAGAAGGAAGCCGAAGTGCTTGCCCTGAAGAAAGAACTTGATGAAGCAGGCAAGATGAAATTCGTCGGTGAGCAAATCAAGAAATTTGGTTTGAGCGAAGACGTATTCGATTCTCTTGCCAATCTTGAAGACCGCGGGGAGATAAAGGCGAGGGCAGCAGAGTTGGCATTGGAACAGACCAAAGCTGCCGCTGTACCTCCAGTGAAGACCGACTCTAGCAAAGCACAACCTGCTCCAAGAGACTTTTCCAAGATGCCTCTTAACTCCCGCTTGGGCATGTTGATGGAGGAGAGTTCCAAAAAATAAATAAAGGAGATAAAAGTGGCTTTAACACTTACAGAAGGTGAACTGTATTCTACTACAGAAATGCAGAGAGCCGTTATAGACCGTCTCGTTAAGGACAGCGAAGTCCTGAAACGCCTCGGTTTTGCGACGATTCTCGGCAACAGTTTAACCTATGATACAATCACGACTGATTCTACGGCTGCTTTCCGTTCCGTGGGCGATACCTGGACGGAATCTACGCCTTCGGTCACTCAGGCTACAGCTACCTTGAAAATTCTTGGCGGCGATGCCGATGTTGACAACTTCTTGCTCAAGACCCGGAGCAACAAAATCGACCTTCAGGGCACTGTCCTGAGCAACAAGGTCAAAGCGGTACAGTATAAATTCATTGATAGTTTCTTCTATGGAACTGCCCTGGATGCTGCTTCGTTTAGCGGGCTGCACCAGCTTATGACCAGTACAACCTATAATACGGTTCACGCTGGTTCCGGCACAGGCACCGCCCTGTCCCTCGTTTTACTTAGAAGCGCAATCGACCTGATTGTAGGTTTCAAACCGCAAGTTCTTGTTATGAGCAAGACACTTCGGCGTTACATCGGAACCTATCTTGATAGCGTCGGTTCCGCGTTCCCGCGTGGCGTTGACCAGTTCGGGGCACCCTGCGAAATGTTTGACAGGACTCCGATAATCACGGACGACCATATCCTTAATACCGAAACGGCGGCTTCTGGTGCGTTCTCTGCTGCAACAGGCGGGGCAAACACAACGATATTTGCTCTAACCTTCGATGATATGGCTGCCTGCGGTATCCATAGCGGCGAGGGTGTACAGGTCGAACCTCTGGGCACTTTGGAAACCAAAGATGCCTCCAGATGGCGCATAAAGTGGTATGTGTCTATGATGCTCCAGAACCTCCGCTCTTGCTCGAAGATGGACGGCATCATAGCTGCTGGCACTGTAACCGCCTAATGATTGAGGAAAGGAGAAACAAACAATGGCTTTTACTGATACTGCTGCCGATAGGGTAATCTTAGAGGGCAAACGCCCCGTAAAGGTTGCTCTTGCTGGCACCGTTTACAAGGGAGACCTTTTAGGCTATTCGTCCGGCTGGAAAGAAGCCGACATGGACAGTTCACCGAAGGTTTACCCGGAACTCATTGCCGGTGAAGGCGGTGTTTCCGGGGATACAATTACTGCCTTCCGCGAGGTAATTATTGACTTCGGTTCGAGCTGCACCGCAACTGCCGGAGACCGCGTTTATGCAACCACGACTGCTGGAGCATACGTTGGCGCTGCCTCTAACGACCAGGGATTTGCCGTGGGAGAAATGGCTACGGCTCGCGTAGCCTTTATCAACCCCATGTATATCTTCCCCAACTTCAAATTCCCGAATACCGAGTACACCAACACCAGCGGCACCGTGACCATCGCGCAATATAAAGCCGCCCTGGCTGCAACCGGTACTGCCAGTATGACTGGCATTGAAGTTGCCCCCAAGGTTCTCGATGCTGTAGCTGCTGGCACTATCCGAGGTGTCTACGTAGCGATTGACCTGGAGGGCACTACGGCGGGGACTGTCACGCTTATTGAGGGCGTGGAGGCGAACCTTGGTAGCGACAGCGGGACTGCCCGCACCGTTACCTCTGCTTACTGCTTCAGGGCAGTCAACAATCTGCACGGCACCTGCACCAACGGTATCTCCGTGCTTCGTGTTGAAGCTGCGGGCGGTACTGTGGCTTGGAACGCCGTTCTCGACCTGGCTGGAACCGTAACCGGAGTCTGGAGCGATACCGACACGGCTACCGGCGACACCGAGGCTGGGTTCTTCAAGGTTCTCATCAACGGCAATGCCCGTTATGTGATGACCTACTCCGACGCTGGCGGATAAACTAGTGGGCTTCTGGGGGTTGAGCCAATCAGCCCCCATAAAACTCAAAGGAGAGTATAAATGAAGCTGACAATTAAAGACCGGATTCAACTACTGGGGATTCTTCCTAAAGAGGGCAACATAGATACCATCAAAGCCCTTCGTAAGTTCAAGGAATCGCTAAGTTTATCTGAAGAAGAAAAGACCGCAATAGTATGGAGATTAGAATACCATTGCCCTAAATGCAACGTCTTGGAATTTTTGTCTGCCCCAGTTCAGTGCGGTAATTGTAACGTATGGATGGATGCTACCGGGGCGGGACAGTGGGATTCAACTAAAGACCCGAACAAAGACGTTTTTATTCAACCGACTATAATGACAATTGTAGTCAGTACCTTATCCAAGATGAATGAAAAGGGCAAATTAACCGATGAGTTGGAATCCCTCTACGACAAATTTTGTGGCAGTAAAGATTCTTCCATAGAAGAACCCGCTAAAAAGGAGTAAACATGGCGGAACTAGCAGTAAGTTGGGAGGAATTTGTTAAACTTCAGCAACTAATAGCTATAGTAAAAGAAGGGCAAGACCAAAACTTGTCTGATGGAGAAGCTAAAGGGGATGCTGGTGAAGTATCCTGGAGTCCCGAATCAGTATCGCTTAAGGTGGGGGAAGGAGACTAACAATGGCTTTCGCTGATGCTCAAGCTAATGCGGTTGTAATTCCAGTCAGCGACGACGGGATTTCAACGGTAACAATAACCGGAACTGTAACCAAGGGGGATGCCCTTGGGTTCTCAAGCGGCTGGAAACGGGCACTGGCGACAGCCGGGGGAGTCATCCAGATGCGCTGCGTTGCTCTCGAAGACGGCGTGGATGGGCAAAGAGTCGCCGTCTGTTTCGGCGAGTGTTATATTCGCGGGGGCAGATTCTCCGGGGGAACAGCTAATGGTGCCCTTTATGTCGCCGAAGGAACCAGTAACGGCATGTATACCCAAACTATTCCCTCGACCAGCGCCGATGCAACAACTCGTGTAGGCACAATGCTGACCGCCACGGATGCCTTAATAACTCCCAACTATAACGTGGACAGTGTAGCTTAGGAGACGATGATGAATGAAGAAGACCGTCCTCCTTCGGGCAGCCAAAGAGTTTGTAGCTCTATCTGCAATAGCCGAACTAGTCATGGCGACTTATATTGGCTTTCTCTTCGGGGTGGGGCAACCGCTAAAGGCTTGGCTATTAACAGCCCTATTAGCCATCCTCAGTTACGCAAGTACGAGGGCATGGATTTGGTACTTTGATGCCCGCATGAAGGGAGACTCAGATGCCGGAACCTAAACCCGGTGAAGACAAACAGACCTATATATCTCGATGCATTAGAGTATGCAGACGCGAAGGACTATCGGGCAATGAAGCCGCCGGGAAATGTTACGGTATGTGGCGGCAAGCCAAGGGCGAGAAAGAACCCGACAAAAAGGAGAAATAAATGACCTTGTATTCAAACAGTAGGGCAGACCTTATTAAATATATTCTCCGGGTTCCTTTGCGTCATTATGAAGGGGGCGTGGTAGACTCTGGGACAACCGCCACGCTTGTTGACGATGAATTGGAACGCCCCGACGATTATTATCAGAACACAACCCCGGTGTCTAGGGTCAAGATTATTACAACTACCGATGGGGCTGCCCCTAAAGGGGAACAGCGGCGCATTAGCGATTTTGCCTTATCGACCGGGACTATTACTGTATCCAGCGACAAGTTATTTTCCGTAGCGCCAGGAGCCGGAGACACCTATGTTATCCTGAACCAGTATGACTGGGATGAAATTGCAGATGCAATCAACCTTGTTATCGAGTCCTTGGGTGAGAAGGGCATGATATACAAGATTGATGAGACCCTTGAAACCCAGGACGACACATACGAATACTCCCTGCCGCCTGGATTTATTACAATTCACCGTGTTGCTCAAGCTAACTCCGATGGAAATTTTACAGACCCAATACCTCCAGACCAATATACGGTTTTTAAGGGCAATCCCGCTAAACTGAAGCTATTAACTATGCCCGTATCGGAGCAGCATATAGACCATTACTACGGCGAGCTTTGGGCATCTTCTTCACTAGTTGCTGACCGGAGACTTCGGATTGAAGGTTACGAGAGACAACAGAAACTTACAACTGACGATTCTGTTTGCTATCTGAATCCCAGCTATATTGTATGGAAGACGGCGGCAATGGTTTTATCTTCTCGAATAATCGCGAATGATAATGATGCCTATCGGGTACGCCGCGACGAGTGCGCTAAAGAGGCGGAGGCATATCTTAAAGAGCTTGTGATTACTCAATTACCGCCTAACACAAAGAAAATTTATTAAAATATATAATAGGAGCAAATAATGACCGACCCACAAGTCAGCAACCCCAATGAAATAATCTTAAACTCAGTGAGGTATCCGACCATCGGACAGATTCTACGTTATCCTACTTCAACCTTTGCCCAGAAACAAGTTGTGGGTTCTTATGACATTGGCA